CATTAGCAACAGGGGGTAAAAGTATAGTATTATCTACTCCAAACGGTACAGGTAACTTTTTTCATAGAATGTGGGTTAAAGCAGAAGAAGGAACTAATGGGTTTACTCCTATTAGACTACCATGGACAGTACATCCTGAAAGAAATGAAGAATGGAGAAGAAAACAGGATGATGAATTAGGGTTAAGAATGGCTGCTCAAGAATGTGATTGTGATTTTACAACCTCAGGTAATATAGTTTTTAATCCTGATCTTTTAAATTATTACGATCAAACATATGCTGCAGATCCTGTAGAAAAAAGAGGAATACAAGGAAATTTTTATGTTTGGGAATACCCTGATTACACTAGAAAATATATGGTAGTAGCAGACGTAGCTAGAGGAGATAGCCAAGATTATTCTGCTTTTCATATTATTGATATAGAAGAATGTAAACAAATAGGTGAATTTAAAAGTCAAATAGGTACAAAAGAATTTGGACATATGTTAGTTGCAGTAGCTACTGAATATAATAATGCTTTACTTGTAATTGAAAATGCAAATATAGGATGGAATACTATACAAATAGTAATAGATAAAGGTTATAATAATTTATATTATTCTCCTAAAGGAGACGCAGCTACAAACGCAGATGCTTTTTTATCTAAAGGTTATGATATAACAGATACTACAAAAATGGTACCTGGATTTACAATGAGTATGAAAACAAGACCATTAACTATAGGAAAATTAGATGCATATTTAAGAGAAAAATCTATTATAATACAAGGAAAAAGAACTTTAGAAGAAATGCGTACTTTTATATGGAAAAATGGAAGAGCAGAAGCACAAACAGGATATAATGATGATTTAATAATGTCTTTAGCAACTTCTTGTTATGTTAGAGATACAGCATTAAAATTTGCACAGCAAGGATTAGATATAACAAATGCAGCTTTAAAAAATTGGGGTAAAAGTACCCCTGCTATTTTTACTAATAAAGGTATAGGTAAAAAATCAGCAGGTTGGTCTCAAGATTTAGGACGACATGGTGAACAAGATTTGACTTGGCTCCTTGATTAATATGTATTAAAAAACAACAATATGGCAGATACTAGTTTATTTACAAGATTAAAAAGATTATTTTCAGCAGATGTTATAATTCGTAACGTTGGGGGAAAACAATTAAAAATAATGGATACAGGTAGAATCCAAAAATATGGAAATCTAGCTACTAATTCTTTATATGATAGATTTACACGTTTACATAAACCTGTAGGATCTTCGTTACAATATAATCCAACTCTTAATTACCAATCAATGAGGTTGCAGCTTTATAGTGATTATGAAGCTATGGATCATGACCCTATTATAGCAGCTGCTTTAGATATTATATCAGATGAATGTACTAATAGAAATGAATATGGTAGTGTCCTTAATGTTAATTCATCTAATGAAAATGTAAGAAAAGTTTTACAAAACTTATTTTATGATGTTTTAAATATAGAATTTAATTTAGGTACATGGGTTAGAAGTATGTGTAAATATGGAGATTTTTATCTTAAAATGGAAGTATCTGAAAAATATGGGGTATATAATGCTATTCCTTTATCTGTTTATGAAGTAGTAAGAGAAGAAGGAACAGATCCAGATAATCCTTCTTATACTAAATTTACTCTTGATCCTAATGGGTTAGCTAGTGGAGCTACAAATACTATAAGAAGAGACCAATTTACACTAGAAAATTATGAAGTAGCTCATTTTAGATTATTAACTGATTCTAATTATTTACCTTATGGACGTTCTTTTCTTGAACCCGCTCGTAAAGTATTTAAACAATTAATGTTAATGGAAGATGCAATGTTAATCCATAGAATAATGAGGGCTCCTGAAAAAAGGGTATTTTATGTTAATATAGGTGCTACGCCTCCAGAACAAGTAGAACAATTTATGGCAGATACTGCTAATAAAATGAAAAAAACTCCTTATATAGACCAACAAACAGGTGATTATAATCTTAAATTTAATGTACAAAATATGACAGAAGATTTTTATATCCCTATTAGAGGTAATGATGCTACAACTAGAATAGATACAGCTAAAGGTTTAGATTATGATGGTACTAATGATATTGAATATTTAAAATCAAAAATGATGGCTGCTTTAAAAATTCCAAAACCATTTTTAGGATATGATGATGGAGTAGAAGGAAAATCAACTTTAGCAGGTATGGATATAAGATTTGCTCGTACGGTAGAACGTATTCAAAGAATAATAGAATCAGAACTAACTAAAATAGCATTAGTACATTTATATTCACAAGGATTTACAGATGAACAATTAGTAGATTTTTCATTAGAACTAACTGTACCTTCTATTGTATATGAACAGGAAAAAATTGATTTATATACATCTAAAGCAAGTGTAGGAGCTGATTTAATAGATAAAAAAGTATTTAGTAAAGATTGGGTTTATGAAAATATATTTGGTTTATCTCCTGATGAATATAATTTAGAAAAAGAACAAATGATGGAAGATGCTATGGAAAGATTTAGATTATCTCAAATTGAAAATGAAGGAAATGACCCTGCAGAATCTGGTGTGTCTTATGGTACTCCTCATGATTTAGCATCACTATATGGTAATAAAAGAGATAAAGCAGTAGGACCTGCTCAAGTACCTTCTGGGTATGATGAAAAAGATCCAGGACGTCCTGTAGAGGATCCAAAAAATTATGGATCTGATAAAGGTAATTTTAGTAGAGATCCATTAGGTAAAAAAGGATTAGAATCTCCTTCTTTAGAAAAATCTGTAGATCCAATAAAAATTCCTGCTTTTGAAATAGCAAATATTAAACAATCTTTACAAAAAAGAGCAAAGAAAAAACAAATTATTAAAGAAGAAGAAGAAAATGGACTACTATCTGAAAAAAATATTAAGCCTCAAGAATAGGCATATATTTATATCCAGATAATTGCAATTATATCAAATGAAAATTAAACATTCTAAGTACAAAAATACTGGGATACTTTTTGAACTCCTTACAAGACAATTAACGTCTGACACTATATCAGGGGGTTCATCAAAATCTTTAGATTTTATTAAAAAACATTTTAATTCAAAAACAGAATTATTAAAAGAATATAAAATTTATCATACTTTAGTTACTAAAAAATTAAATAAAGAAAGTAAAGCTAATATTTTAATAAATACCTTAATAGAATCATATAATAAATTAAATAAATCTAAATTAAGAAGAGAAAAATATAATTTAATAAAAGAAATAAAAAATAATTATGATATTACTGATTTTTTTAATTCAAAAATTAATAATTATAAAGTAATGGCTTCTGTTTTTAATTTATTAGAAAATAAAAAAGCATCCCCCCAATCAATTGTTAATTCTAAAATTACTATATTAGAGCATGTTACTCAAACTAAAACTAAAAAACAAAAAAGTATTGTAAATGAAGAATTAAAAAATTCAGACAAAAATACTAGATTGCTTACTTATAAAGTTATTTTAGAAAAATTTAATAATAAATATAAAGGTTTAGCTAATAACCAAAAATTATTGCTACAAGAATATGTTAATAGTGTTAGTAATAGCCCTGCTCTTAAACTTTATATAAATGAAGAAATTAAAAAAGTTAAAAATCAATTAACTAAGTATGAAAATAAAGTTGAAGACAAAGCAATAGTAGTTAAATTAAAAGAAACAAAAGATTTAATTCATCCTATTGGTAAAAACTTAAATGTACATGATGATAATGTTACAAATTTATTAAATTATTATGAACTTATAAACGAATTAAAAACAATCCATGGCTAAAGAATTTGACATACATAAATGGCAAGCTGAACAAAAAATGAAACAATGGTTAGCTGAACAAGAAGAATTTACTCCAGATTTAGAGGATGATGATTTAAAAAGAGGAGCAATCCAACAAATGATGGATAAAGAAAAAGAAAACGCTTCTAAATCTCAAGGACTTACTATTAAAAAAGTAGTTGACCAATCAATGAATAATGATGATATAGGTAAACTACAAGATGTAATACGTAATAATAATTTAGGTAAAATATTAAATACTATAGCTGTTATATTAGATCGAAGTGGAAATGCACCTGAAGGAGCATCCCAAATGATTGCTGATTTAGTACCATACATTGATCTTGCAGATCCTACAGTAACTTCTGAGGACGAAGAATTAGATGAAAATATGACAGGTACAGGTGCTTCAATGCAAGCAGGAGAAGGAATGGGACATTTTGGAAAATCAAAAAAGAAAAGAAAAAACACACGTTCAGGATATATGGGTTATTCAGAACCTGTAAAAGAACAAGAAGAATCTTCTGAAGAAGAAAAATCATTAAGTTTAGGAGATGCTGTAGATACTAATACAGAACTTGGAGCCCAATTAAAAAGTTTTGGTAGTCAGTTAAAAACTCCAGAAGGAGCAAAAGGATTTGATAAATCAGAAATAGAAATGCTTTCTCAATTGCTTATTGCATTATCTGATTCAATTCAAACAGGTAATGCAACTACTATTTTAAAAAGAATGATAAGTCTCATTTAAATAAAAGATTATGCTACTAACAGAATATAGACAATTTAAAGTAAATAAAAGATTAATAGAACAATCTATTAAAGAAAATAAACCTTTAATAGTATCTGGTATTATTCAAAGAGCAGAAGCTGAAAATCAAAATAAAAGAGTTTATCCTAAAGAAATTTTAATGCGTGAAATTAAAAATTATGTTAATGGACCTATTAAAGAAAGAAGAGCTTTAGGAGAATTAGATCATCCAGAAAGTTCAGTAATTAATTTACAAAATGTATCTCATAATATAACAGAAATAAAAGTTAAAGGCAATGATGTATATGGTACTTTTGAAATATTAGATACCCCTGCAGGTAGAATATTAAAAGAATTATTTGC